CGGGAAATGCAAAGAGATTCGTCGAAATAGAGTTATTGTCCAGGTGGAATGAAAGTGACAGTACCTAAAGGGGTAGGAATCTTGATGATTCGAATTGGAGTGTAGTTCATCGAACCACCTCCAAATCCGAATCGACGAACCTGTGGTGGACCGGCCTCAGAAGGAGGAAGAGGTAATCTTCCTTTCTTAGGCAGGCCCATCACGGGTATCACTTCAAGACTCCCATCCTCATAGGGAACAATTAAAGAAGAAAGCGGCTTGTACCAAAACCTCCAACGAATCCTCTCCAAGAAAGTGTTGAGAAGCTCACGGTTAAAAGTCCTTTCAGGGACTTTCGCACCGTGCCAGAGCTTCTCTGCAGTTTCCTTGATGAAGGTTCGAAAGCGGAACCCAATCTCTTCTATGGAAGGAGCCACTCTTTCGTTCTTCTCGATATCCCAAGGGTCTTTAAAATAACCCTTGAGATCTCGAAGAGAATCGATGAGAGGCTTCCACCCTTTAGATTTGAGTTCTGCTTGATAGGCATGAGCAGGAACCTGACCTGTGGACTTATCCTTGGAAAACATTGCATTTGGGATTAAGATGACATCCCCAGGAGGAAATATCCTAAAGAAAAGGAATTTCTCCCTGGTGAGGTTCTCTCCCCAATTGTAATCTGTTCCAAGCAGGAGTCCTAAAGTCGATTCCCACTCTTTCCAAGCATCTTTCTTCTTCTTGAATTTCCGAGGATTCCAGAAATCTTCCAGGAAAAGGGAGGCAATTGTCGTTTCGAGGGATGTATCATCCCTCGTTAAATGACTGACTGCCTTCCTTACACGGGAGGAGTAGATTGGAATCCTCTCTGGGTCAAAGTAAGGGAAACCTAACCCACCTAGTTTCCTAGGTAGGAATGGTTCTATACCAGCCCTCTGACATCTTTGAATAAAAGAGTAATGTAGATAGAAGGCGGCAAGGGATGCCCCTAAATAGGGATCCCCTTTCCACCATCTAAGCTCGTTACTCAGGGCGGGACCTCTCGACCACTCGGTAGGAATTTCCTTCTTACCGGGTAATCGAGAGTCTGGCCCAACGATCTGCCTAATTCTTAAGATGTCAATATAGGATATAGAGGGAGTTCCGTTTTTAAAAGAAAGTTCCAAGAGATTCTTCGTATAGAAGATTCTCTTTGAACTTCCAAAATGGGAACCCACTCCAATCTTACAACCGCACAAAGTGAGGAGAGCTTCAAATCTTCGACAACGATCAGCACGGGCGATGGACGCCTGGTCATCTCCACAACGAGATGTCCAGGGGTCTATCCACGTTTCGACCGAAGTTGGAAATTTGAAGTCCTCCCACTTCGCTAAAAGGGGATTCTCAGGCAAAACTGCCTGGGAACACCCTGCTAAATGCCAAAGAAATTGATTATGAAGGTTAAGGAGAGCCCAAGAAGGCGCGTCCCCCATTAGGGGACCCCTCTTTCTTGAATATCCTTCCTTCAGAATCTCTTGAATCTCTGGTTTTAGCCGACGGTAATAGGGCGAGCACTTGTCCATGGTTACCCTTACGGGACCCAGGAAGATACTATTCAACCACCTGATGATAGGAGGAGCTCCAGCCAAAACACCCTCAGATAGGGATCTCATTAATTCGAGGGAGAAAGTGTCGGTGGCATTCTTCAAATCTAGGGAATTTAATTCCCAATCTTTGAAGTCTGCCTCAGACATTTTCGCCATCATTTTGTTGAGATCTCTTATATACGAAGGTACCGTCCCTTCATCAGATGAAAGGGAAGGAACCTCTGGATTATCTGAGAGAAGTCCGAAGAGGTAAGTCCTCTCCAAGTGAAAGAGAGTGGATATCCAAGCGGGATTTATAGTCACGATACGTGCCTTAAAACCCTGCTCGGTTATCACACTCACGTTCACAGTTCGGAGAGGAAGTTCCTCTGGGAACTTAAGAGGTCCTAAACATTGTTTGGGAAAGGTCCTTAGAACAGGTGTCTTTAGGAAACCTGCTCTATGGGCCTCATCCAAACAACCTAGCAATAGTAGGACTTCTTTGGTTTGTTTGGCGCTCTTTCCATCTAGACGGATAAGTTCCTCTTTCTTTCTTGGGAAACTTGGCTTAAGCACTTGTTCACCGGTTATCAGGCATTGACCAATAACTTCAGGAGAATCCTGGTCAAAGTAGATAGAGACAAAATCCAGGAGTGTTTCAGACACCCTGGATATTGTCTCTTTGATCCACTTTGCCCTCCCCCCCTCACGAATTTTACATTCCTGAGTGGAGGAGGTGTTATTAGTCAAATGCATATTCTCTAGAGCGGCTTCTTTCTTCAATCGAGGGAAACGCAATGCCCAATTGTGAGCCAGGGTGGAAATCTCTTTAGGGATTTCCACACTGGTCCTCAAATGGTTTGCGTGTCCTTCTATTGATTCGAGGCAGACTTCCACAGGGGGTCCTGGATAGGACCCTTTGAGGGAGTATACCTCATAATATAAGAAAGAACCCTTTCCTAGAGGATCTTCAAGAAGGGATTTCCACTTTCCCCCTAAAGGTAAAGTAGGACAACCATTCTTGAGGAACCACCTCTTTGGTAAATCGGGGATCGAATGCTTAAGCGAGTTTCCCATTACTAGATGGAGAAACCAATCCGAGACTAGTTTGAGTTCCTTTATAGCAATCATTTCACCAGATTTCCACAAAGAGAGGATCTTCCTCAGAATCTTTACGATACCCCCTAAAGCAAAGGGGACGTCGTAACGACTCCGAGTCAGTTTTCTCTCTTCGTAGAGTTCCGGTGCAAGGATTCCAAATAAGGAACTCCAACTATTTAGTACAGCGACGAGTCTCTTTGCACTTCCGAAGGGAATTCCACCCAGGCCTTTTATTTCGTTATAAAAGACCCTACGTGGCATTCCCCCGCAATAAATGAACGGATGACCGTCCATTGTGGACGAATCCGACAGTCGAAAACAAGGAAGCTTAAAGGTCTCCTTGTATCGATAGGAATTCATTCCGAC